AAGGTTGGGTATGCAATAGAGCAAGAAAGATTCGAGGAAAACATTGAAAACATATCAGGCACCAAAATACGAAAACATAGTTCAAATAAACCTTAATATAGATGCTGAGTATATGCTTCCTATTGCAGAAAAATTAAAAAGAAATCCGTATGTACATAAAGATGGAAAGGTAGTAGAAGAATATCAGTTTGGAAAGTACATGGATAAAGAAATAGCAGGTTTTATTGAATGTATGCCTTTTCTAGACCATTGTAAGTATACAACAAGTTTTGTGTATTTAAAAGAAAATTCAGAGTTAGATTGGCATACAGATAAAGGAACAAAGTGTGCTATTATATGGGGGTTGAAAAATTGGCAAACCTCATGCACATATTTTTTGCCTAAAGGACATGAGTTTGGTAATAGACACGACCATGTTAGAAAGTATGTTTACAAAGATTATATTATGGACACAACAGTTGACCATAAAGTAAATGTTCAAGCAGGAGAAAAAATAATATGGAAAATATCTATAAAAGATAGAAGTTTTGACTGGCTTACAATGAACTGGGCAAAGTGTTACAATGGATTCAAATGGCAACAATAAAATACCCTTGTTATATCCTATCAGAAGAGCCTGAAGAAATAGATGGATTACTTCTTATTGGAGACCAAGTAGTAGATGATACTAATATGATAGGGGATACTTTAGGTATGAGAAGATTACAGACTCCAATGAAAAGTCTATATCCACTTAGATATATGATTGATGATGAAGTTGGAATGTTAAAACATAGAGGAAAACATTTTATAGATACTAATGGTATTTATTGGTATAATGAGAAAACAGAAACAACTGCACTCAAATATCACAAAATAAGAAAAGTAGAAAAGAAAGATATTGCAACAGTTATATGGCTAAAAGATATACCTTTTCCTTTTGTACATGCAAGACCACCAGCTCAAGGACTATCTTGGTGCGGTGTTTTATACAAAAAAGGAATACCTTGGAAAATATGGGAGTATTCAGACGAACAGAAAAAAGACACATGGAGAAAAATTTAATTAAACAAGATATTTATAAAGCGTTTTCATGGCGTGCTATTGCTATGCTAATTACATTTGCTATTTCAATAGTATTTTTAGGAGATTATAAGTTAGCAGCTGGTATAGCTGTAATAGATAGTGTAGCCAAAATAGTGGCATACATTTATCACGAGAAATTATGGAGAGAATATGGTTGATATAGAAAAATTAAGACAAAAATTAGAAAATCATGTTGTTCTTATTGAATTTGAATCATTAAGTTCAGGTAAGACATATGATAGAGAGTATACTTTAAATGAGAAGTATATGGAAGTACCTAATCATATAAAGGCTCAATCAGGAGACACAGTAATATGTTATGATGTTGAGTTTCAAAAATGGGAAGATTTACAAACACACACAATTTTAAGGTATAAAGTAGTAGCATGATAATGACTATAGACAACTTTCTTTCAGACCATCAGTGTGCTTTTTGGCATAATTACTGTAAGTATGCAGTAGAAAATGATACTATAGAAGTTGGACTAAAAGTTAATAATAAAGACATGATAAGAGTAAATAGAAAGTATTATACTATTTACCAAAAGTTTCATTGGATGGATGAAGTTTTGAGCATAGCAAGAAAAAACTTTGGAAATGATTTACATTTTCAAAAGAAATGGTATGCACAGATAATGCATTATTGCAACCCTGGACAAGGATTAGATTGGCATGCAGAGGGTAGAATCTCTACTGTTTCTGTGTCTATAAACATAACTCCAAAAGAGGAGTATAAAGGCGCAGACTTTCAAGTAAAAGGGCACAATATAGAAACCCCTTATAAAGGAGCTGTTTTTTACAAAAGCGATACAATGCATAGAGTCACTCCTTTAGTTGAAGGCGATAAGAAAAGTTTAGTAATATGGCTACCATGTAAGGAACAAATGTAATGTGTGGATTCGTTGTTACAACTAGAATAAATGAACTAGAGACTCTAATGAATAAACAGAAGTTTAGAGGCCCTGATGATACAGGGTACTGGGCAGATGAAAAGATTGGATTCGGACATGTATTATTAGATATTAATGGAGAACATCAATTACAACCTTTCAAAACAAAGAAAGGAAATATCTTAGTGTTCAATGGAGAAATGTATGATTCTAATATAAGTAATGATACTGCATTTTTGGGAAATGGATTAGATATGTTTGGTTTTAAATTTATTTCCAATACAGACTTTCATGGCTCATTTGTATATTATGATAGAAAAGCCAATAAACTTATCTTTGGTAGAGACCATTTTGGAACAAAACCCTTATGGATTCATAAAAAAGGAACAGACTTTACAATAACAACTTCTTTAAGAAGTGTAGAACATAAAGTAGTAAATGAAAGAATATTCAATCAGTTTATAAATAATCCTTTATGGATTGGAAATGCTAGTCCTTTTAAAGATACTATAAAAGTAGCCCCAGGTTCAACATATACACTAGATTTAAATACTAATACATTACAACATAAAAATTTATGGGGAAGTTATAGAATAAATAGTAAGAAAATAAATTATGATGACTTTAGACAAAGATTAGTAAGTAGTATAAAGAAAGTTGCAAAAAACAAACAAAAAACAGGAATATTTCTTAGCGGAGGACTAGATAGTACTTGTGCATTAGGAATACTAAAAGATACAGATTTAGATTTAACTGCATACATTTGTGATTACAGCAGAGGGGGCGCAAAGTATCATGACCATAACGCATTTAGAAAAGAATCAAAAATGGCAATACAAACCTGTAAAGAATGGGGAATACCTTATAAAGTTGTAAAACTAGAGTATAGTTCTATCACTCATTACGATAGGATGTGGCTAAATATGACACACTATCCTTGGGTAGATATGAATAGACGAGCACCTAGATTTGCATTATGTAAAGCTGCTAGTAGAGATGGCTGTAAAGTTATTCTTACAGGCGATAGTGCAGATGAACTTTTTACAGGATACCAACATCATGATAGATACTATGAAGATGCATACTGTCAAGAAACAATAGAACAGTATTCTATAAGACAAAAGTGGATACCAAGACAGATATTTAGTAAAACTGACCATCAAAATAATTCTTTATGGTATGATTTAGTAAGCACTTCTGAGCAGAATATACTTACTACTGACCAAACCTGCGGTATGTGGGGCATGGAAAGTAGACCTGTATTCTTATCTCAAAGTTTTCTAAGATATATTTTAGAAATAAATAGTAAAGTTAAGTTCAAAAAACATAAAGATTATCAGTTAGGCACTTACAAATACTTATTACGAGAAGTAATGAAAGACTATCTTCCAGAGCATGTTCGTACTAGAAAGCAGAAAGTAGGATGGTCATCGCCTTGGGACAACAATCATAAAGAGTTAGTTCGTTTGTGGAAATTACAAGACTTAGAATATATCTCAAATTTATGAAGGCAGTATTGTTAAACAGAATATACATGAGTGTAAATAAAGATTTACATAATAGTATAGAGAAGGAACTAACGTATACTATTGCCCCTCGTATTCCTAGCGACCCACCTATTGTGTTTAAAACAATACGATTTATTAGAGATGGATTAATCTCCATACCTATGGGAAGAGTGGATTTAATCCCAGATGATTACGAAATAATCGATAAGCGAGTAACCTCGCCAGTAGAACTACCAAACTTTGCGTATACTTTACGACCTTCCCAACAGAGGGTACATGACGAGGTTGATGACAATTCTATAATTAACGCTTGGGTAAGTTGGGGAAAGACAATAACGGCTTTGGCTATAGCTAAGAAGTTAGGTCAAAAAACATTAGTTGTTACCCACACAACTAACTTAAGAAATCAGTGGGAAAAAGACGTACAAAATTGTTTTGGAATACAAGCAGGGAGAATCGGGTCAGGTAGCTTTGATACTTCGTCCCCAATCGTTGTAGGGAATATTCAGAGTTTGTACAGAAAAATGGACGACATCAAACAAGTTTTTGGAACTGTGATTTTAGACGAGATGCACCATGTTAGTAGTCCGACTTTTACTCGGATTGTTGATGAAATGCCTGCTCGTTATAAAGTCGGGTTGACAGGAACACTAGAAAGAAAAGATGGACGCCATGTGGTTTTTAGAGATTACTTTGGTCACAATGTAATGAAACCACCAAAAGAAAATTATCTTATACCTAAGATTGATATTGTAAAGTCAGATATTAGGTTTTTAGATGGTTCGTTTACGCCTTGGGCTGAACGAATAAATCATCTTGCATATAATGAAGAATATGTTCATAGTGTAAGTATGATAGCGGCTAAGTATGCTGCAGAGGGACACAAAGTTTTAGTAGTGTCAGATCGAGTGGCTTTTCTAAAAGCCTGTGCTAACCTCTGTGGCGACAAAGCTGTCTCTATAACAGGAGACATGGAGTTTACTGAAAGAGAGAAAACTATGGAACAAATAAAAAGAGATAAAAATATTTTATTTGGAACACAGTCCATTTTCTCCGAAGGTATCTCATTGAATGATTTAAGTTGTTTAGTACTTGGTACACCAGTTAATAATGAACCTTTACTTACACAGCTAATCGGAAGAATAATAAGAGAGAAAGAAGGAAAACGACAACCAGTTGTTGTAGACATTCATCTCAAAGGAAAAACAGCGGCTCGTCAAGCAAATGCAAGACTGGGCTACTACATGAGACAAGATTACGAGGTAAATATACTATGAGTGAGAAGAAAGAAATTCAACTTGATATACAAGCAATGCAAAAGAATAAAGTATTCTTAGCAACACCAATGTATGGTGGACAATGTCATGGACTCTACACTAAATCATTAATGGACACAACAGCAGTTACTATGCAACATGGTTTGCAGTTACAAATCTATTATATGTTCAATGAAAGTTTAATTACTAGAGCAAGAAATTACTGTGCGGCTAACTTTATGAAAAGTGACGCTGACTGGTTATTCTTTGTTGATAGTGATATAGCTTGGGGAGCAATGGATTTAATGTATATGTGGCATTTGATATCTACTAGAGATGACTTAAAAGTCTTCTGTGGTTTATATCCAAAGAAAACAATAGCGTGGGAAAAAGTATTACATGCAGCTAAAAGCGGTATGTACGATAATGACCCTACATTATTGGAAAAAGTAGCAGGAGATATGGTATTCAATCCTTTACCAGATGAGTACCCCGATGGACAAGCACCTATATTCGAGCCTGTAAAAATAAAAGAAGGTGCAACAGGATTTATGTTTATACATAGGTCAGTATTTGAAAAATACAATGAAGAACACCCTGAAAGATTATACACTCCAGACCATTTAAGAGAGGGAGAGTTTAAACATGGGGAACGAATAATGGCATATTTTGATTGCATAATCAATGACCAAAACAGATATCTAAGTGAGGATTATATGTTCTCGGAATACTGTAGAGATATGGGCATAGATATTTGGGCACTACCTATGGTAGAGCTTATGCATTGTGGAAGTCATATATTTCAAGGTAAATTGATAGATATGGCTATGGCTGGAGTACATGCAACATTGGCTCCAGAAGAAGTTAAAAAGAAAATTGAAAGAGATATGAACGATATAGAACAATCAAATGCTCCTAATCCAGGAACTTTAGGTTCTGATGAAGCACAGAAAAATAGTTCTTGACAACATCTCGGAAAAGTGTTATAATATATGTTACTATTTGACTGGAATAAGATTGTAAAAATAAGCAAAGGGAATGTTGGAGACATCATTCAGATACTTAGGATTATAACCTATAAAATTCCACCAAAAAATTACTATGATAAAACTTTTAAGTTTTACAAGTATAAGTTCGGAGGCAAGTCATATCTTCTTAACCCGAAAGATTTACTTGAACGAGGACGAGCATTTAGTGATAAAGAGGTGGCAGAATATGCAGGTGTCGCATCATTTCGCAACTATCACAACTATGTAAATACAAAAGACACCACACTAGATTTTCTGATGTCACCGATATCAGAAGAAATTATAAATAATAATAGACTGCTTGAACTAAAAGAAGGACGGGTACACTTTATGTTTGAGGAGACAACAGGAGAATAAAAATGGCAATTGGATTCAACCAAACCAAGGGCTCAGCCCAAAAAGAAAAAATCGAAACCTATAACTATGCAGGTAAAGAAGACCACCATGTAAGAATGGTTGGTGACTTACTACCTAGATATGTCTATTGGATTAAGGGAGAGAATGGCAAAAACATTCCTATGGAGTGTTTATCTTTTGACAGAAACTCTGAAACCTTTAACAACAAAGAACATGACCATGTTCGTGACTTTTACCCAGACTTAAAATGTGGATGGTCTTACGCTGTCCAGTGCATTGACTACGCTGATAAAAGTGTTAAAGTTCTTAATCTAAAAAGAAAACTATTCGACCAAGTTATAGTCGCCATGGAAGAGTTGGGAGACCCAACAGACCCAGTCACAGGATATGATATCCATTTCAAAAGAAAGAAGACTGGCCCACAGGTGTTTAATGTCGAATATCAATTACAAGTTCTTAAGTGCAAACCAAGAGAACTTGAGGACTGGGAGAAAGATTTAGTGGCTAATCTAAAGTCAATGGATGATGTTCTTACCAGACCAACTGCAGATGCACAGTTAGAACTACTAAGAAGACTAAATGACCAAGGTGGTGAAACACCTGAGGAAGTCTCAGAGGAGTTTGATGTATCATGATTGGGGTAGGTGAGAAGTTTCCTGCATTTACTTTGCAGGGTGTCAATGCTAACAATGAGTTTGTAGAAGTTTCTGTAACAGAACACTACGACCCGTTAAAGCATGATTTTACAGTAATCTACTTCTATCCTAAAGATTTTACTTTCATATGCCCAACAGAAATTGCGGGAATGGATATGTTAGTAA